TCTTCTCCAGCGTGGCATCCGCCAGGCTTTCAAAAATAAAACTGGTATCGCCATCGACTATCAAAATCATGACGACCTCTATGGCATCATGCGCATGGTCTTCATCAACAACGCCAGTGATCACCACACACAGGTCAATAAACAAGTTCAGATGATGAATGGTCGTGTCATCGATACAGCCTTGTCTCAAATTCAGACGGGTGTCTCACAGTACATCGCTTACGCCGAGGATATTGATAGCACTCGTACACTCCTCGAACGTCCCGCCAACACCAGTACTGTTGGTAAAAAAATAGATTTCAATGATAAAATCGGGTTCAATTAAAGATTGGAATCTAAGATGATATAAGTGATGAGCTTGAATTATTACAAGCATGAAACTGAGAAAGTGTGCAAATCTAAGGGTTGGGATAGGGCTGCTGTGGATACCGTATGGCTTCTCCTGACAGAGGAGTTTGGGGAGCTTGCATCTGCTATTCGTCAGTACAAGAGAACATTTAAAAAGACAAACCTAAAAAAGGAACGTGGGACGGATGTGATGATGGAAATGGGTGATGTTTTCAGTTACCTCTTTCAGCTTGCACATATGTTGAATGTGGATCTAGATAAAATGTGGGAGGAACATCGGTACAAGATGCATGACAAGAAATATAATCTGAAGTAGTAGTAACAACGATGAGTGTACACATGCTCAACGACGACGATGCCATCAATGATGTAAACCCATTTGTCACACGTGATTTTTCCCTTCCAGGGGGTGTGCGACAGACTGGGGGGTTTGACGATTTTCAAGAAGTTAAACCAAGTATGGGTATTCCCACCGTAGGTAAAAGTGTTTTTTGTAATACTGGTCTCTGTACCAAAGAGATGGAACCCCAACGTCTCGAGAGGGATGTTCACCCCAGACGTCGCATTGACAAGGGTTTCACCTGTGGTGAAAAGAAGGAAATGGTAAAGGTTGGTGTCTCCAACCGAAGTATTCCATGGAGATGGATTCTCATCACCGTATTAGTCATTGTTCTAGCTCTATTGTACGTAATACGTTGAAGAAATACTCGAGACGGGACTTATTAGTACATTCCGAAATAGCTTCGGGTGTACACATACTTTTTATACACTCCACTTGCCAAGCACTCTCTATATTTATACGGGGTGGTTGAAATGTTGGATCTAAGATTTTCATCGCGTTTGCGATGCGTACATAGACCCTTAGAGGTTGCTCGTATGTGAAGATGTTATCGAGAATGAGTTCAGCCATGCGTCGACGCACTTCGAGGGTCTTAGTGACCATCGCATCTAAGAACTTTTCGTAAGGAATAGACTGCTTTTCAGAATTGATGATGAACCAATCCCCGAGAGGTTGACCATTAATGTAATCGGTGTATGTATTGTACCCTTTACCTGGTACGTATCGCTCGTACACGACTTCGATATAGGAGAGGTCTATCTCAATATCATGGACATGTTTAGCGGATTTAAGGAAAGAGGTCATATACTTGGAGACGAATATCTTCTTTAAACACCTAAGTAAAGCTATGCAAATGTACAATTTATGTTCAGAAATGTATTCATCCATCGCCAACAACAGCTTTTCGTATCTCCTCACTCTCGATGAGATGCGAAAAGGCCTCCCAGATGAGACTAGACCCTCTTGGGTTAAGATTACTACGATCACGATGGTGTCGAGCTTTATCAAGCAAATTGACATTAAAAAACTCCGCGAAACATTCGAGCGTGTTGGGTCGTACCGTTTGAAGAGGGAGGGTTCTTCAACAGAAGGGTTCGAATGGAAGCTGAAGCCCACGACATTCTACAATCAAGTGACTCTGACGTATCACGACACTTACAGTACCAAGTCTGTGAAGGTGTTCCCCAATGGTTCGATTCAGGTTGCTGGTTGTTGTGACCTATTTGATTGTAAACGTGTTATCACCCAACTCATATACATCTTCAAGATGTTTTTGGGACTCGACATCAATGTCTCCTCGGACGCCTTCCGTGTTGTCATGATTAACTCGAACTTCAGTCTGAACTGTAACATCAACCTCATGAAAGTGGCGGACTGGTTCGAAGAATACGATGACATCTTCAAAGTCTCATTCGAACCTGACAGATACTCAGCCGTCAAGATTAAATTCAAACCCGCAGAGGACATGAAAGAGATTACTTGTAGCATCTTCAGTACGGGTAAGATCATCATCACAGGTGCCGAGACCCTCAAGGAGATTGCTTTCGCCTACAATATCATTAACCAGCACATAAATGAGAGACCTGACATTCGGGTATCGAGGACAGAGGATACGGATGTGTTTGACATTTTCTTGGGATACAAATGCGAACCATTCATCGAAAAGATTAGAGAGAAGGGATTCAAATCCTGGATGCGAACCATCCACAATAGACAAATTAATTTCTGATGTAATATTAATAAAATGTCTCAGCGACTTGGTATGGCCGACGGTCGGTGTTTCACCATCAATTCTTCAGCCCAACTTTTCAACAACTATGTGATGAAGCAGAACGGTATCGCGTTCGAGGACAACTACTCGTACAGGCAGCTTCTCCAGAAGCAGGGTCCCACCCTCCTCTCCAAGGTACAGGAGGGACAGGGTAAGGATAACTGCAAGACCTGTGACAAGCCCCTCCTCAAGGTTCCCGACATCTACTAGGTGAGCGAAATCATGGAAAAAACTTTAAAACCATCCTATAGAATGTCGACATGTGCTATATGTCTCAATGAAGTCAAATTGACGAGGACAAATCCTCCGATTCGTTGTGGACATATGTTTCATTCCCACTGTCTACAGAGATGGAAAGAACAAGGTAAGAATACATGCCCCACATGTAGGAAAGTTTTCGATACTTCCCAATTTAAGATTGTCGTCACAATTCAAAACAATTACACAGCAGTTTCAAACTCTGTGTCCTTGAACGAAGAATCGATATTCGACGTTTTAGACCTCTTCGATATCACCTTCGATGTTGAAAATCAACCCGATCTAGACAGTATTCTTTCGGACCTTGGGGTGAGTCTTACCGACTTTGATTCCACGATTCTTGACGCAGAATGAACTACAGTACTTCTCATAGTTGAGACCTGGGTAGTCACGAGAAGCCTTACGAGGGTCCACAATAGACTTACCTTTAGCATCTGTCAGGAGGGGTCCAGTTGCCCAACCTCTCTTATGACTGAAGACATTCGCCTTGAAGACGATACGTTTACCAATCTTGAACGGACCGGCATTCTTGATTCTCGTCATAGGAACCTTGAAAAACTTAGCTACAGATACCACGGTGTCACCTTGTTTAATTTTGTACTCAACTACGCCATGCTGTTTGTAAAAGTGAAAGTCCCCTTGACGAATGTAGTTTGTGGGTCGCCCAGGAGACACGAACATCATAACTTTAAAGTACCCTTTCTTACACTTCTCATTAGCACCCACCTTGTAAACCTTCTTGGGATTGTCCGATACAACACGCTTTGGGAGGTTTGTACAATGTGTATATGAGTGTTGTCCATTAGAAAGTCCAGAACGGTCACCAGGGATGGACTTTTGCCACCTATACGCCTCATAGTCTCCAACTGCATACGCATAGCAGTTATTGTTCCCGATACCCTTATTCGAACCCCACCTTCGGTTCGTGAACTTACTTTCGGAACCACTCAATGGTAGCCCTTTCATTTGTAGTGTACCCAGAAAAAAATATCGGTACATAACAAATGATTCAGGAAGTTACCAAGGCTCGAAACAAGTCTGACGCTCTCATGGAGTTTCTCATCTTCGTACTTGTCATCCTCATCAGCACTTTCCTCCTCCGTCTTGTGTGGAACCGCTCCCTCGTGAAGCACATCACTGTCCTCAAACCCATCAACAACTTGATGGACGCCTTCGTCCTCTCCCTCGCCCTCCAGATTGTTCGTGGTATTTAAACCTCTTTGTATCCAACAGTCGTCTCACCGTTGGGATGCTTTAGGGTAGGGAAGGCTTTCATGCCCTTGCACTCCTCCTTGTCACAATCGACGAAGGTGTGTTCCTTACCATTCTTTTTCATGTAGTCCAACTGCTTTCGAGTCCAACCACAACCCATGGTCCCGAAAACAGTCCATCCTTTACCCTCATCCTTCTGAGGAGATTTCTTACCCGTCTGGAGAAGAATGATGATATCGATAATCGCGAGAATAGCGAAAGCAAGCATTTTATTATAGGTAAATATTAAAAATGTCGTCGACTACACTGAAGATCGGAAACAAAAATGTCACACTCAAATACACCAGAAAGATGCCTCGTGGTGAAGTTGAACGGATGAAATCATTCGTCACTAAGAATGGTGAGAAACTCGTCAAGACTCCAAAGTTTAGGGTACTTTCCCAAGTCGATGAGGGTACGAAGCGTGTCTTCAAGGTCGTACTCTAACGATACCAGGGCGTTTTTTGGGTTTCCCTTTCCTAGCCTGGAGGATGGCGATCGCCCTCGCTTTAGCAGCCTCTTTGTTTACAGGTGTTTTTGGTTTAGGAGCTTGAATTTTAATGACAGGTTTAGGTTTGGGAATAGAGACAGGAACCGATACCTTCTTACCCGTAAAGAAAGGTTTTGAAAGAACCTCCTCGAAGCTCAATTTCACAGTCTTGTTACCCCTCAATCTGTAGTTTTTGACAACATTTGAATTTTTTACGAGATACTTGTCTGGTAAAAGTGACTGCACAAATGTTTTCACTACACGCTCTGTCCGTGTCCGTGGTTGTCTAACCATCGAGTGTATGGAATTTAAGAATGTATGTAAATCGTAATGTTTGTCAGATTTTCTAGAGATGCCAATGTTCTTGTATTGATTGGCATTGATGAGGGGATTCTTAATTCTCGGGAACACAGAAAGTCCAAAATCAATTATGACAGCTTCAAAACCCGCATTTGAAATTGTAGACC